ATAAGTTTTTAAGAGCATTAGCAGCAGAGCCACCAGCACCAGCAGCTTTTCCTGCTGAACCTTTGCTACTGCCACCACCGCCACCACTACCACCACTTCCACCACCTTTACCGCCACCAAGCGATCCACCAACTTGTCCTGCGCCTGGTATTCCTGTGGCTTTACCAGCAGCAGTTCCTACAAGGCCACCTTTGCTACTGCCACCACCGCTACCACCGCCACCGCCTCCACCTCCGTAGATGCGACCTCCGCAAACCTTATTCTGTGTGACAGAATCCCCTAAAGTTTCTCCGAGTGCGTATAGTTGGCGTTTTGAATAATACATAGTTTGTCCTAATCGAGCAATTTCGTAAAATGCTTTTCAATAAATTTATAGCCTAAATGTTCAAATATCTTGGTGTGATCTAAATGAACCTTACAGCTAATATTAATTCTGTTAACTCCATGTTCTTTAAGGGCTTTTTCAGCTTCCTTAAACAAATTTAATCCAATTCTGCCTTGTCTTTGGTCTTTTCTAATGAAATAGACATCTTCCATAGCAGTCAAACAATCCCAATAATGCAGGTGGCGATACACAAAATAGATGATGTAACCTATTAATTCACCATCTTTTCGGCAAGTTAAACAAAATAAATCGCCTGAATCTTGTAACTCCAAATACCTGTCATAATTCGGGTTTAATCCAAAAACCTTCGTTACGCTTAATTCTTGGTAATGATCGTCTAAAAGAGCTTTCATTTCCTCAAAAAAGTCACCAAATCTTTCTTCTCTATACTCAACCATAAACACCCCCTTTTTACCTACTACAAATTATAATACGGAACCTTGTAATTTTGACCATTTACTGTAACGTTTATGAACCCAACAGGGTTAGCTGGTAAAGTAGCCGATCCTGATGAAGCTGTGCTTGCAGAGCTAAAATTCAATAAATTTAGAAAAAACTGTTGCCACGCCCGTGTAGGCCGTTTCGTTGTAGCATCTAAAAACTCAGCCTGCGGATAAGGGTTGTTTTGAGTTGATGACCAGATTCCATTAGCCATTAGTTCTCTCCAACGCTAGATTTTAAGTTTGCCGACACAATCACGGCTTTTACAGGATCGGTCATCACAACTTCATAAATTCTGTCCCGTGCTGTGCCTAATCTGCGCCAAATTGCACGATTCTTATACTTTCCTTGTTGACCAATCGGAATCCAATATTCACGACTCCAAGTAGAGCCTCCATCGTTTGACCAACGTAGCATAGCTTGGGGGTTTGTAAACGAAGTTGCGCTATCGACGTTTGTAGCCGTGCCAATAATATAAATACCCAAAGCTGGAATTGAATATGTTTGAGTCGGTGGAATTATCAGATTTGTGCCGATATATGTGCCAGATGAGATAAATGTGCCACCAATACCCACGCCAGGCTGGAATTGAAGCTGTAATTCGTCAAAGTATTCACGTTGTAAATCAGCGACTAAATGAGGGCATCTACGAACCCTACGAATGGTATCTCCGTCATCGGTGTAATTATTAGGGTCTAGTTCGTAAATCTTGCCGTTTTGCCAATCGCCCACCAAAACCATACCTTGAAACAAAGCTAGGCAGTTTCCACGATGGCGGTGATAAACGTTATTGCTATCCACATAAAGCCATTTATGCCACATTTGGGTAGAAACGTCATAAGCCCAAGTTAAATCTAAACTAGGGAAAGATACAACATAGACTTCGTGACCTTCTAATTGATAAGTCCAAGCGATTGCATCGTCAACCTTTTGATTAACTAAAGTGTTTTCTACAGCATGAGTAGAGATGCGTGTAGGTATATACCCTTGCATCATCATAATTTGGGCTTGACCACGAATATTACGGCTGACATAAGCAAACGAATTGCCTAAACGAGCTACCGAGAACTTAGCCACAATACCATGCTGTGTGTTTGTGCCGGGAACACGTTGGAATGGGAATGGGAAAGCTCCCACATCAACCCAAACTTCGCTTGAGTTTTCTCCCAATAAATAGACTTCTCGGTGATCTACAATTAGAGATACTAGATTATCAGGCGATCCATCTTTAGATGAAAAGGATAAAGCAGGCGTAATAGGGCTTAAAGTATTAGATGCAGCCCATTGCTGTGTGCCAGGATCATTATAAACAAAGTAGTTATCTACAATATCTACGACATCTGCGCCATTAAAAGCACCATCGGTATTGGGAATCTGAGTAAAGTTCAAAGCATACATTTGCTCTGAGCTAATGGTATATGACTTATTAATGTAATAGGCTGACCCCGCAGTAGCGATCTGCGTAATCATAGTTTGATCTGAAACCCCTGTGCCAACGATAGTTTGACCTAAATACAGGGTTACAGAAGGGCTTACAGATAACTGATGATAGACAGTAGCTCCTACAGTAACATCGGCAATAGAACCTTGAAAACTAATCGTATTTGAGCCATATAGTTGCGTAGAAGCAACAGTTTGTGACTTATTTACAATCCAAGTAGTGCCTGAACCTGACAAAATGACAGTTTCATTACTTACGCCAATACCATAAAGGGCTTGTCCGGCTGCAAGCGTACCAGAATACGTACGACTAACTGTTAGGGTTGTCCCTGAGATAGAGCCTTGAATAGTCGCTGCGGTTGGATTATTAATTCTCCAAGTATATCGATAAGCTCCGTCAACGATATAGACGTTAATTCCGTTATCTGTAATGCCTACATGACCTGAGGAAGTATTTAATTGACCGACAATCGTTGGAGTAAGGTTTGATGTCAAGACATAGACATAAGGGCCACAAACGGCAACCATCTGCTGACCACCGCTTACTGTTCTCATGCCCCTAACTTCTTGAGCATTAGGCAGAACGACTTGAGTGGTTAATCCAGGCGTTGGATATAAAGCAATAACGCCCCGACTGTCAGGGCTTTTATTCGGATCAACTTCAGGTCGCCAATTAATTAATTCTTGGGCATCCTGGTAGATCGAAGGTGCTTCGTAAGACGGGCCAACAAAACCAAAATCGGGCATTTTTTACCTTATCTAAAGAAGCCACCTGAAAGTATCCAACCTGCGTCCTTTTGGCGAGAAGCCAGCATTGCATCTGCGAAACGTGCTGACTGAACTGGCTTCATATTAATTCGTTTAACTGTTGCTTTTGATTGAGCAGCATATTGCTGAATCATCGTAATTTGGGTTGGTGATGCTTTGCCATACATAGGCATTAAACGCTCTGCTAAACACCATCTAAGAGCCATAGAATAGCCCTGTGGCAAAATAATAGGATCGTTTAGGGTTGTGTAGCCTTGAAACAGATTATCTGTAAAGATGTGCATTTCGCCCTGTGAAGGATTAGGCCATACATAAATGTTACCTAATGACTCACTTGGCTGATAGTAAAGAGCTTTTGGCCACGGGCCATTTAAAGTCTTTAAACCAATCATTTCGTATTCTTGAACCGCTAAAACTGCGATTGGGTAATCCAAGCCACCATTGACAATAGGAACGCCATTAGAGTTTGTATTGATACGAACAAAGGCAGAATCTATTGATAATGGGCGTTGATAGTATAGATTAATTGTTGTAGAGGAAACGTTTTGATTGATGTTGACTTGATATGTCCCAGCTTCATTGACGTTATTGCCTGCGCCAGTAAGCATAGCCACAATCTTTGTGCCATTTGTAATGCCTGTGCCACTTAGCGTCTGACCTACGTTTACTGCACCCGATGAGATACCTGTAATGGTCAAAATATTGCCAGAGATTGAACCTGTAACGATTGCGCCAATTTGACCGCCAGGGCCGATAGTGTATTGAGTCTGTCCGGGAACTATAGGAAACACAATCTCGTTTTTATAGAACACCATCATTTCTTCGTTTGACCATTGATCTACAAGATCATTGAGCATATCAAAAGCATCTTGCGCAGCCTCAGGAGTAGGAGTCTCTCCAGCTTCCAAAGCTCCGATATCTTTTAATGCTCTTGAAATGATGTCTATTGGCTGTGTCATAATTAAATCTCAGGTTTAAATACTTGTGGTTGCCACGGAGGTATGACTTTATTTTCCATCGCCTCTAACTGCTCTTGTAATCTAGCGGTAATATGGCATTGACCATCTTTTACTGCCTCGCCCTCAATCCAACCAGCTACCATTTCTTCAGTAACTTGTTCAAAAGGCACTTTTGCATTTGGGCAGTCAAAATACCAATTACCCTCAGTTTCTACTGATTTATCTTCGCTTGAAGCGGTGACATGATAACGAGCATGGGTTATCACACCATCTTTAGCAGAAACTTCTAAAATTTTCCAAGTAAACATTATTAACCTATTGCTGCTAATTGTTCATCAGTTGGTTTAGCTAGTGTAGGGTGTTCCCATTTAGCAATGTAATCGCCTTTGCCGTCTGAATCATTTTGAAGGTGAATTGTGCCTTCAGGCGAAAAATCTGCATCAGTTAATTCAGGATAAATTGTTTTAATTTTATCAATAATCATTATGCAGCCCTCACTAATACACCAGTTAAATAAGTAAATTCATCAGATGATTGACCAGACATTGTTGCTGTTGATGCTGTTATATAAGCAGTAATATTTACATAGTCTGTAGAACCATTTAAATACATTAAACAAGAGCCTTGAACTTGATTTAATGGATTTAATGAATCTGCAATACGAAAAAAACCACTTCCATTTTTTTGTAAAATTATTAATGCTCTTGTAATTGAATTAGATGCTTCTGTGTGAACAGAAACACTAAATTGATAATATCCAGCCACATTAGGCAAAAAAGAATAAGCAGGAATACCACCAACTGTAGAGCCAGTATTATTAAAACAAGAAGCTGTATCAAAGTTTTTGCTAGAAAAGGCTATAACTGTTGAAACTCCTGAAGTAATAGTTTGATTACTTGGTAAATAAACACTAAACGCTGGCATATTACCTGACACCATTACTGTGCCTGATGCTGCTGGTAGCGTAGCTGTATTAGTACCTGCAACGGCAGGTACAGCTAATGTTATTGCACCTGATGTAGCACCATTTATTATATGGGACGTAGATGTTAATGTTGTAAATGCGCCTGTATTAGGTGTTCCTGAACCGATAGTGCCAGGGGCGGTATAAGCAGAAGAAGCCAACATTGTGTTGGTAACTGTGCCTGTATCGCCTGTGGTTACAAGATTGCCGTTTACAGCAGGAACGTTTAACGAAAAGTTAGAGCTAGGATTAGGGCCAACTAGGGCTACCTGACCGCCTGCTGTTGCTTGAAAGACTAATTGACCCATGATTTTTCCTTATGGTGCTATATAAATTACGGAGCCTGTGCTTAAAGCTCCTGTTGATGGATTGTATTTTAGCGTAGATGATGCTGTTTTTAAAGCCTGATTGCTACCTGTAGCAGCTACAAAAGTAGGGTAAAAGTTAGCATTGGTGCTGGCATCGGCTACGGCTACGTTATTGGCATTAGTCGCTGTTGTGGCTGATGTTGCTGAAGTGGCAGTCGCAGCGTTACCGCCAATGGATAAATTGGCTACAGGAGTCGTACTAGCTATAGTAAATGGAGCTGTTCCTGTGGCTACTGTTGAAGTAATTACCCCAGTTGCTGAAATAGTTGTAAATGCTCCTGTATTGGCAGTAGTAGCCCCTACAGTACCATTAATATTAATTGAAGCTGTACCTGTAAGATTAGTTACAGTTCCACTTGAAGGAGTACCTAAAACTCCACCATTAACTACAAAAGCACCAGCAGAACCAGTATTTACCCCTAAAGCAGTAACAACACCTGTGCCTGTAGTAATTGTAGATGGAGCTACACCAGCACCACCACCAATCATTAATGAATTTGCAGTTAAAAGTGCTGAAGATGCCCAAGTGGTTGTGCTTGTAAAGTAGGCAATACCACCAGAAGTACCAGCTATAGTAAGAGCTAAAGTACCTGAAGTAGTAATAGGTGAACCGCTTACAGAAATAATACCTCCTGTAAATGATTGCGCTACGGAAGTTACGCTTCCGTTACCCTTATTGTTAAAAGTAGTCCAATCGGCTGCGCTTAAGGCCCCACGATTAGTAGCTGATGCTGTAGGCACATTTAAAGTAATTACTGGTGTTGTAGTGCCTGTAGCTACACTAGAACTGAGGTCAGTACCAGATGTTCCTAAAGTTAAAGCAGCTACAGAAGTAACAGTACCTAAATTTCCTGTTAACGCTACACCATTTGCACTTAAAACACCCGTATTAGGCACAAAACTGAGCTTAGTAGAGCTAGTTGTCGCTGCGTTGTTGCCACTAGAATTTAACGATAAAACAGGGTAATAAGTTGACGCAGAACTTGTATTGTCTGTAATTGCGATATTTGTAGCATTAGTTGCTGTGGTCGCAGTCGTAGCCGAGCTTGCCGAACCGCTAATATTAACCGCTAAAGAAGTAATTGATCCGCTTGCCGAGTTCAAAGGAACTGCGGTAGTGCCAATATAAAGCGAGGAATTACCTAAAACGCCACTAGGAATAGTTCCTGACAAATTACCAGCAGTAAGGCTAGTTAAACTTGCTCCTGAACCGCTAAACCCTGTAGCCGTAAATACGCCAGTAGAAGGGTTGTATTGGAGCTTAGTAGAGCTTGTATAT